ACCACGCACCGGCAGCGGTCGAGGTCAGCGGACCCACGAGGTCGATGGCGCGGGCAACCCGGGCAAACTCGCCACGGTGACCGCACTGGATGCCTGCCCAGACATGGGCGAGTTCATGGGCGAGAACCGCAAGCACGTCGAGCGGCTTGTCGAGAATCGGGTTGATGAAGACCTCGAAAGTTCCGTCAGCCGAGATCGATGGGTCGAATGCTTGGCCCAAGGTGATCTTGCCGGTGCGCGAACCCCGGTAGCCGATGGGGAACCCACAAGCGACCCGGTACTTGCGCTGCTCCCACTGCGAGGCTTCGATGGAAGCACGGGGGAACACTTGGTGCTGCAAAGCGACCGATGCAGCGGCGAGCCATGACTCGCGTTCAGAGAAGTTGGACATGTTTAAACTCCCGCACCTTGAGGTGCATGTTGAAATTTAGTGCTTTGCCCGCATCCAGTTGGGTGCGGTGGTCTCGTCAGTACGGGCATCACCCGCAGACCGTCTCGCGACGGTTTCGACCTATTTGACATTGAGCGCAGCGAATCGGATTTCGCTGATCAACCCTGAGAGCGCGTGATACTGGCGGCGCAGGCGGTCATACGCCTCACGGTTTGCTGGGTTTTTCTCGGTTTCTTGATCCATTCGCTCCATCGCGAAAGACAAGGCGGCGGCAATCATTCCCGCCTGTTCGTTGTCCAAGTCAAAAACGATTCGAATGTTGCTCATGGTGTTCTCCTGTTTTGTTGGTCTCATCAGGCACTGCATCACAGTGCGACCGGGGTCGCCCCCGGTTTCGACCTGTTAGACGATGGCGAGCGTCCCATCGATATAATTGGCGGGTTTGACCGAACCCCATTGACGCTCGGCTAGTTCAATTGCGTGATCGTGATCGTCGGTTTGAAACTCAACGTCGATCCTAATTTCATCCGCCATCCAGCCAGCCGGAGCATCGACGCGAACGTTGAAAACGTAGGTGACTATCGTTGCCATTGTGCTTCCCCATCATGTTGGTGACTCAGTGCAGCGCCCTCATCGAAGACGCTCTACTGAGTCAAGTTTCCCGGTACGTTGGGCAGATACTGGTCTGCTTTAGGCCGGACTCCCTTCGGAGCCGCCGGGGCTGCTGCTCGCCCATCCCGGCACCAGAACCTCTTGTCTCTCGACGCGCTGTCTGGGGGCGCTTCCGGTGCGTTGCCGGTGATGCGTATCTTACGGATACAACTTCACATGTCAACGTGTAAACGAATAAATTTGTCAGCCTATTCACTAAGTGATTGATTTCCGGTCGAATTTAGTTTGCGTTTAGACACCAAAAACGGTAGTTTTTAAGACAACTCAGGTGAGTTACATCACCAAAAGTAGACAAAACCACTGGTAAATAAGGCAGTTTGTTTATATGGCAGGCATGACAGACGAGTACGGATTAACGCCAAAACAGCGAAAATTCGCTGAAAACGTCGCAGCAGGAATGAGCCTGGCCGATGCCTATCGCAACTCGTATGACGCCGAAAACATGAAACCCGCGTCAGTCCAAAGACGAGCAGCAGAATTGATGGTGGACGGCAGGGTCACGGCATGTATAGAGGCGATTGCAGGCGAAATGAGGCGAAAGAGCGAGATTTTGACGGTAAACGACCGCGAAATGCTCGTAACGCTCTTACGCAAGTGGTCGAAGGGCGAAGAGAACGCGAGCGCCACTCAATTACGCGCTGCTGAACTGCTTGGCAAGGCGTGCGGACTGTATCGCGACGTGGTCGAAGATCATCGTGAGCGACCTGCGGCTGCAGTGGCTGCGGAACTTGAGCGCCGCATGTCATCATTGCTTGTCCCGCAGGCTGATGGTTTAAACGCCAAGCAGGGTGATGACTCGCTACCGCTCGTGGCCGGGAGTGGCCCGGCCAGTTCCGTGGAAGAAGTTCCGACGGTGCAATAGAACGCACCCCGTGGGGGTTAAACGCGACTTCATGCGCGGTCTAATCGCGTACCCGCACCCCCCCTTATGTAACGCAGGTACGCTCGCACCCTATACATGCGACTCTCCTCAAACGATCCCATACTTTCGCGCATACATGTTGCTATTTTGCAACAATATGGGTGTATGGGTAGGGGGTTAATGTTCCGTAAGTTCCGGTTTTTGTTATATTTTTGGGGTAATTTGCGGTTATTTTGGTGGAAGTGCTGTGGATGAAAAATTTTTTGCAAAAATTTCCACTAAAACTATTGACATTTGCATAAGAAAATGTTAAAATAGGACCATATTTAGGGATTCGAGGGAAGAAGATAAGGTTGAGGTGATTCCGATGAATCCCGGAGAGACGCCGCACTTCCTGTTATAGTCTAAGTCGCCTTGCGACACACTCCAGAGGGTGTGTCTCGGCGAGGAGGTGTTAAGTTAGTGTACAGAAGAGACGTTTAATAAGGCGACGTCTCAGGAAAATGTTGAAACGGGGGCTATTGTCCCTGCATTTTGAGGCTCTTCTGTATGCAGATAACGCTTGAAAACCTCCCTAAGATCATGGGGTTAGTGAGGAATCTCCCTCCTGATCAGCAGCATGAGATGCTGAAGTTGTTGGATGAATGGGAGAGGGCGAAGAGTCGTGAGTTATCCCAAGAGAAGTTCATTCCCTTTGTGAATCGCATGTGGCCCGGGTTCATTTCTGGCCGTCATCACAAGATCATGGGGGAGAAGTTTGAAGAGATCGCCTCTGGGAAACTGAAGAGGCTGATTATTTGCATGCCGCCTCGGCATTGTCTCACCCTAGACACCCCCATTCTGACCACCCAAGGGTGGAAAACGATGGAGACCGTTCAGCCCGGTGATTATGTGTTTGGGCCTGATGGGCTTCCTACCCTCGTAGTAGGAAAATCGGAGGTGCATCAGGACAGGGATCTGTACCGGGTCACCACCAACGACGGGGCTTCTGTCATCACTGACGCAGGTCATCGATGGATGGTGCGTTTGGACAGGAAAAGAAACCTGTTCCATGAGTACACCACAGAGCAGTTGTGGGCCAGAGACCAAGGAGCCTTTGTCAGAACCAAGGCCAACGGGGAAGTCGAGGTCAACTGGGATCGCAAGGTTCCCATACCCAGAGCGGCCATGCTTCCGCCCATCACTGCAGGGGAACTGCTCGATAGCACCCTGCCAATAGACCCGGATATGCTGAAAGTATGGCTGAAAAACCGCTTTATACGGGTGGAAAAGTTGAACCAAACCGGGGCTGTTCAGTGCATTGAGGTGGCCAGAGAGGATCATCTGTTCCTAGCCGGGAAAGGCATGATTTGTACCCTCAACACCAAATCGGAGTTCGGGTCATTTCTGTTCCCGGCATGGTTTTTAGGTAAGTACCCCAACAAGAAGGTGATTCAGTCCTCTCACACGGCGGAACTGGCTGTGGGGTTTGGTCGAAAGGTGCGTAACTTGGTGGATTCGGAGGATTACAAGAGTGTGTTCCCCGACACCCACCTGCGGGCGGATAGTAAAGCGGCAGGAAGATGGAGTACCTCCAAGGGAGGAGAGTATTTTGCTATCGGTATCGGCGGTGCGGTGACCGGAAAGGGTGCCGATCTGCTCATCATCGATGATCCCCATGATGAACAAGAGGGCCAGTCTTCCGATCCGGCGGTATTTGACCATGCTTATGAGTGGTACACCTCCGGTCCCCGTCAGCGCCTACAGCCCGGTGGGGCCATTGTCATCATTTGTACCCGTTGGTCGAAAAGAGATCTCGTGGGGCAGGTGTTAAAGGCATCAGCCCAGCGAGGCGGGGATGAATGGGAGGTCATTGAGTTCCCGGCGATCATGCCATCAGGCAAACCCTTGTGGCCTGAGTTCTGGCCTTTGGCGGAACTAGAGGCTATTCGGGAAGAAATCCCGACCCATAAATGGCAAGCCCAATATCAGCAGAATCCCACCTCCGAAGAAGGTGCATTGATTAAACGCGAGTGGTGGAAGGTGTGGGAGAGGGACAAACCCCCAGAGGTTCAGTTTCTAATCCAGTCATGGGACACCGCGTTTTTGAAATCCCAACGGGCCGATTACTCCGCCTGCACCACTTGGGGGGTGTTTTATCACCCCGATGGGTCTGGCTTGATGCAGCCGAACCTGATTCTGATGGATGCCATGAAGGAGAAGATGGAGTTCCCCACCCTGAAGAAAAGGGCTTATGAACTCTACCAGTACTGGAAACCCGAAAGCCTGATTGTAGAAGCCAAGGCGGCAGGAACCCCGTTAATATTTGAACTTCGGGCCATGGGAATACCGGTTTCGGAGTACACCCCGACTCGCGGAAATGACAAGATCGCTCGTGTGAATGCGGTAGCGGATCTGTTCTCAAGCGGAAAGGTGTGGCGACCGAACACCCGATTTGCAGAAGAAGTGGTGGAAGAATTTGCGTCTTTTCCCGCCGGAGAGCATGATGACTACGTCGATTCTTGCACCCAAGCCCTGCTTCGTTACCGACGCGGGGGCTTTGTGAATGTGCAGTCAGATTATCAAGATGAACCGGTGTATAAGCGTAAGACCGCCTACTACTGAGGATTTAAACGATGAAAGGCAAAACGAAGAAGTCTGAGATGATGGAAGCCCCGAAATCTCGCAAGCAGCCCAAGGACATGCTGAAAGGGAAAATGCAGGGTCTTGGCAAGCCCGTGATGGTGGGTGGTGCCATGCGTTCGAAGAAGATGTATGGCGGCGGTGAGACCATGGGCGTCACTGGAACAGCCCGTGGTATGGGCGCTGCCGTCAAAGGCGGCCAGTTCCGCGACCTGTAAGGAGATTCCCCATGGCGGTAGATCGCGCCCTGATGCCCTTTGCATTGCAAGGGCAGGCGATAGATGTTCCGATGGAAGAGCCAATCGAGACCGTGGTTGAACTCCCCGATGGCGGAGTAGAAATCAATCTCGGCCCGGAACCCCTTCCTGAGGCTGCCCATGGGGACAACCTCGCCGAGTTTATCGATGATTCCGATTTGCATAACATCGCTTCGGAACTCGTCACCCTTTATGAGGCGGACAAAGATTCCCGTAAAGAATGGGAAACGACCTACATCAAGGGCTTGGATCTTCTTGGGCTGAAGATCGAAGATCGCACCCAGCCATGGGAAGGAGCCTGTGGGGTGTTTCACCCCATGCTCTCTGAGGCGATTGTTCGCTTTCAGGCCCAGTCGATCCAAGAGATCTTCCCCGCCCGTGGCCCCGTTCAGACCAAGATCTTGGGTCAAACCACCACCGAACGGGTTGAACAAGCCGCCCGGGTGCAAGAGTATTTAAACTATCTCTTGACGGAACGGATGAGCGAGTATCGCTCCGAAACGGAGAAGTTATTGTTCTCCTTGGCACTCTGTGGCGCAGCGTTCCGCAAGGTCTATTACGACCCGTCTCTAGGCAGACCCGCTTCGCTTTTTGTTCCGGCAGAAGATTTTGTGGTTTCTTACGGCGCAAGTGATTTGGTCACCTGCGAGCGGGCCACCCACCTGATGAAGAAGACCTACAACGAGATCCGCAAGTTGCAGGTCTCGGGCTTCTATCGGGACGTGGAACTGCCCCCTCCGTCCCCAGATATCAGCGAAATCCAGAAGTCCTATGACAAGTTAAACGGCGAATCCAAGGGCATGGATCTGGATTCCCGCTACACCCTGCTTGAAATGCTGGTCGATTATGATCTGCCGGGATTCGAAGACCGCGATCCAGAAGGTAATTTCACCGGAATCGCGCTGCCTTACGTCATCACTATCGATAAATCTTCGCGAAAGATCCTCGCGATTCGACGTAACTGGTACGAAGATGACCCGCTCAAGAAGCGCCGTCAGCACTTCGTTCAGTACACCTACATCCCCGGACTCGGGTTTTATGGCTTTGGTTTGGTCCACCTCGTCGGTGGATTGGCCAAATCTTCGACTTCGATCTTGCGCCAACTGGTTGACGCAGGAACCCTGTCAAACCTTCCGGGCGGACTGAAGACTCGCGGACTCCGGATCAAAGGCGACGATACACCCATCATGCCGGGTGAGTTCCGTGACGTGGACATTCCGTCTGGAAGTCTCAGGGACAACATCACTTTCCTGCCGTACAAGGAACCCTCAGGCACCTTGTATCAATTGCTCGGGAATATTGTGGATGAAGGCCGCAGGTTTGCTTCTCAGGCAGACATGAAATTGGCCGATATGAATGCAGAGGCTCCGGTCGGAACCACCCTCGCAATCATCGAACGGTCCATGAAGGTGATGTCAGCGGTCCAAGCCCGCCTGCATGCCTCGATGAAGAAAGAGTTTAAACTGCTTTCCCAGTTGGTTTTTGACTACGGCCCGGATGAATATCCCTACGATATTCCGGGCAAAGAACTGACCAAGGAAGATTTTGATGATCGGATTGATATCATCCCGATCTCTGATCCGAATGCCGGGACTATGGCCCAGCGGATCATGAAATATCAGGCCGCCCTTCAATTGGCGTCCCAAGCCCCTCAGTTGTATGACTTACCTCTGCTGCATCGTCAGATGATTGAGGCGCTTGGGATTGCCGACGCTCAGGAAGTTCTCCCGAATCAGGATGAAATCCCGCCGACAGACCCGGTGACAGAGAACATGAACGCCCTGACCATGAAACCGATCAAGGCGTTTATCTATCAGGACCATGAAGCGCATATCCAAACGCACATGTCCTTTGGTCAAGACCCGAGATTGCAGCAAATGCTGCAGCAATCCCCTCAGGCCGCGCAGGCTTTGCAGGCATCTCTGTCCGCCCACGTTGCGGAACATCTGGCCTTTGCCTACAGACAGCAGATCGAAAAGCAGTTGGGCATGAAACTCCCTCCTCCGGGGGAACCCCTTCCAGAGGATATCGAATACCGTATCGCCCAGTTGGTGGCTCCAGCAGCAGCACAAGTGCTGGGCAAGGCCCAAGCCGAAGCGCAGATGCAAAAGCAGCAGGAAGAGGCCCAAGACCCCATCCTGCAAATGGAGATGCAGAAACTGCAACTTCGCGCACAGGAAATCCAGCAACGCGCTCAAGCCGATATGGCCAAAGTGCAGGCGGATATGCAAAAGGCCCAGATGCGTATGCAGGCCGAAGAGGCCCGTCTCAAGACCCAAGAGCGTATCGAAGGGGCAAGACTCGGCGTTCAAATTGCTTCGACCAACTCCTCAAACGAACTTCAGAGCAAGGAAATTGCCTCCAAAGACAAGATCGAAGGGGCCAAATTGGGCGTCGAAATTGCTCGCGAACTTCTAAACGTCCAGCAGCGTGAGCAGGAACGCAATGCAAACCGCGACCAATAACCTAGCCGAAGTGCTACGCAAGCAGTTGCGCCAGCACATGAACGACATGGCCGATCACATCGCAGGCGGCGGCTGCGCCGATTTTGCCGAATACAAGCGATGTTGTGGCATTGTCGAGGGGCTGGCTCGTGCGGAACGAGAACTGCTTGACCTATCCAAGAAAATTGACGATGATTAAACACGTTATCAACTTCACTGGTTAAACGGTGAATCCAGTCCCGAAAGGGACGCAATCTCCCCGCAAGGGGTGCAACCGCCGAAAGGTGCTTAAATATGTCAGAAAAAGACAGCAAATCTGCTAGTCAATTACCCAAACCTACTGGGTACAAACTTCTCATTGCTCTCCCTAATCCTGAGGAAAAGACCGAAGGTGGCATCATTAAGGCTTCTTCCACATTGGAGGCCGAGGAAATTGGCAGTATCGTGGGATTCGTTCTTGCGATGGGGCCGGATGCTTACAAGTCTTCGGAGCGATTCCCAACTGGCCCTTACTGCAAAGAAGGGGACTGGATCATGATGCGTTCGTACTCCGGTACCCGCTTTAAGGTCCATGGGAAAGAGTTTCGACTGATCAATGATGACTCCGTCGAGGCTGTTGTCGAAGATCCGCGTGGAGTGGCGAAAGTATGAGTACCGATTCAACACAGATGTCGAAGGAAGATAAGTTCTTCGGGATCAATGCACCAGTAGAAATCCCTGAAAAGGAACAATCCAGTTCTGCCCCTCAGTCGGATGTAGAACTGGAAATCGTCGATGATCTTCCAAAGCAGCCCGTTAAACAGGCTGAAAAGGAAGAAAGCGACGAAGAACTGTCGGACTACAGTGAAAAAGTCCGCAAGCGAATCAACAAGTTGAAGTACGAGCAGCACGAAGCGCAACGTCAGCGGGAAGCCGCCGAGCAGATGCGCGAAGAGGCTATTCGATATGCTCAACAAGTTGCACTGAAAAACCAGCAATACGAGTCATTGCTTCAGCGTGGCGAAGGCGCACTCGTCGCCCAGATCAAAGCCCGCGCAACTCTCGCCCTTGATCAGGCCAAATCCCTGTACAAGGACGCATACGAAGCCGGTGATGCTCAGAAGATCATCGAGGCCCAAGAGAAACTCCTGAACGCCCAGTCGGAGTTTAGGGAGGCTGAAAGGCATGAGCGTGCCATTCAATCTCGACCCAAGCCTCAACAAGCCTATGCACCCCCGGTGCAGCAAATTTATCAGCAGCCGAAAGTTCCGCAGCCGAGCCAACAGGCTCTGGAGTGGACCAAGAAGAATCCTTGGTTCGGTCCTCAGGGCAATCGTGAAATGACGGCATTGGCTTATGGCGTTCATGAGACGCTCATTCGTGAACAAGGCGTCAAGCCCGACACGGATGAGTACTATCAGAAAATCGACTCTGCCATGAGGCAGCGTTTCCCAGATTACTTTGAGAAAGAAAGCGGGGACATACAGGTCTCTGTTTCCCCTCAACGCACCCCATCAACCGTGGTTGCACCATCTAATCGAAACAATGGTGCAAGACCTCGCAAAATCCAGTTGACTGCCACACAAGTTTCTGTCGCCAAGAGACTTGGCCTAACCCCCGAGCAGTATGCCAAACAACTCATTAAGGAGAGTTACAATGGCTGAAGAGCGCAAAATTCGTATCGACCGTGCAGCGGAATCTCGTCCCGATGATTCTTGGCTGCCGCAATCCGCGCTACCGGTCCCGGAACCAGAAGATGGTTGGGTATTTCGCTGGGTTCGTACTTCCTCTTTGGGGCGTTCAGATAATACTAACGTCTCTCGGCAGATGCGTGAGGGTTGGGAACCTGTTCGGGCAGAAGATCATCCTGAGTTGAAGATCATGTCTGACATCAATTCCCAGTTTAAAGGCAATGTCGAAGTGGGTGGTTTGCTTCTTTGCAAAGCCCCGCTTGAGAAAATGAAGAAACGACAAAAGCATTTCCAAGAACTTTCTGACCGACAAATCGATGGCGTGGACCGCAATTTCTTGCGGGATAATGATCCGCGTATGCCGCTCCTCAATCCGGAGCGATCAACGCGCACCACTTTCGGACGAGGTTAAATCCTTATCTATCCACTTATCGAGGTATTAACAAATGGCTTCAGGAACTGATGTTACGGCCCCTTATGGGCTGAAGCCGATCAACCTGATCGGCGGTCAGGTATTTGCGGGTTCGACCCGTATGTACCCGATTCAGTACGGCTACGCGACGAGCATCTTCAATGGTGACTTCGTTAAAGTCGTGCGTGGGTCTGCCACTCGTGCGGCAATCGGTGCTACCACCGATGTCAACGCGGTGACGGGCGTGTTTGTGGGCTGCTCCTACACCGACCCGGTGACGAAGGACAAGCGTTTTAGCCAGTACTGGCCCGCTTCGACTTTGGCCGGTGACGCGGTGGCCTATGTGGTTGACGATCCGGATACCGTGTTTAAAGCGGCTGTCTGCTCATCGGGAACCACGATGGCTTCGGGTGCTTACGCTCTGGTCGGAAACAACCTTTCGGCCATCAACAATGCGGGCGATGTCAACACGGGTAATTCGAAGAACGCGATCCTCGCGCCGACGGCTACCCCTGCCACGACGATCCTCCCGCTGCGTTGTGTGGGCGTGGTACCGGAGACTTCGGTCTCTGTTGTGGCATCGGGTTCGTCTTCCACGACGACCATCACCCTCACGGGTGCGGGTCTTCCGGCGGCGATTCCGGTTGGAACGAGCGTGGCCTACTACGCTGCGAATGGTCAGTTGATTGAGACGGGTTCGTTTGTCACTTCCGCTGCAAATGCGGCTGCGACTTCCGTCACGATCAATGCTGCCATTGCGGTGCCGGGTGGTGTCACTGACATTCCGGCGGCGTCCACTATCGTGTTCACCGTCTACCGTGAGTTGTTGGTCAAGATTAACCTTTTGACCCACGGCTACTACAGTAGCGCCACGGCCTAATAGGAGTTCTAGAAAATGGCTGTTATTTCACGCGCACAAATGTTGAAGGAACTCCTGCCGGGGCTTAATGCCCTTTTCGGCTTGGAGTATGCCAAGTATGAAGATGAGCATACGCTCATCTATGAGACCGAAAACTCCGAGAAGGCTTTCGAAGAGGAAGTCAAGTTGTCGGGCTTCGGCACGGCCCCGGTAAAGCCGGAAGGTCAGGCCATTGCCTATGACAACGCGCAGGAGGCTTGGACGGCTCGTTATAACCACGAGACGATTGCCATGGGTTTCTCGATCACGGAAGAGGCCATGGAGGACAACCTCTATGACCAACTCTCTGCTCGTTACACCAAGTCTCTCGCCCGTGGTATGGCGAACACCAAGCAGGTCAAGGCTGCTGCCCTTTTGAACAACGGCTTCACCACCTTCCAGTCGGGAGACGGTGTCACGCTGTTCAGCACGGCTCACCCCTTGGTCAGCGGTGGCACCAATGCCAACCGTCCGACCGTGGGTGCGGACCTCAATGAAACGTCGCTTGAAGATGCAGTCATCTCGATTGCAAACTTCGTGGACGAGCGCGGTCTCTTGATCGCCGCCCGCCCGCGCCGTCTCATTGTGCCGTCGCAGTTGATGTTCGTTGCCGAGCGCCTCATGGAGACCACTCTCCGTACGGCGACCGCTGATAACGATATCAACGCGATCCGTAACATGGGCGCGATCCCGGAAGGCTATGCTGTCAACCATTACCTGACTGACACGAACGCCTTCTTCATCATCACCGACGTGCCGAACGGTATGAAGCACTTCGTCCGTACCCCGCTTTCGACGGGCATGGACGGGGATTTCGATACCGGCAACGTTCGATACAAAGCAAGGGAGCGATACTCCTTTGGTGTTTCGGACCCACTCGGTATCTACGGATCTCCGGGTTCGGCCTGATAAATCAACAACTTACGTTGATTTGGAAAGCCCCCGAAAGGGGGCTTTTCTTTTGCGCTAGACATCCAATAATTAGTTCTATATTATTTCTGTGTCGTAACTACATGGTGATGTATGAACTATCCCAAGACTCGCGCAGAAGCCAAGGCGATTGGCGCTGAGTATTACTTCACCGGAGAACCATGCAAGCACGGTCACCTTGCCCCGCGTAAAACCAAAGGATCTTGTGTGGAATGCCTAAAGGTTGAGTGGGAACAGAACAAGGTTAAACGGGCTGAATACTTCAAGCAGTACAACCAGTCTGAGGCAGGGTTGAAAGCGAAGCAGGAGTACTACCAGAGAAATCGGGAAAAGGTCATTGCCAGAGCGCAGGCAAGATCATCAGATACGGTTAAGTTGTACAAAAACAAGTACAAAAAGAAAAACCCGGAGTTGTACAAATCTCTTGTCAGCGCCCGTCGCCGTCGTTTTCGGGATGCTACCCCCAAATGGCTGACCAAAGAAGACAAACGAGCCATCCGCCAGTTGTATATCGATGCCATGACGGTTACCCGGATCACGGGGGTGCCGTATGTGGTGGATCACATCATCCCCTTGAATGGCGAATCCGCTTCAGGACTTCATGTCCCATGGAACTTGCAGGTGATGACCAGAGAGGAGAATCTTCGCAAATCCAATAAGGTCATTGATTCCTAAACATTCGTAGTGTTTAATCGGGGTA